TATCTTGCAACTGCGGCTGATATAGTTGCAGACCCAAGTGCTCCAGACGCTTTCGTAGAAGGTATTATGGAAGGTAAAGAGTGGATATGGGACAACGGTGTACTGAAAAGTAAATCTGTTGAAGAATACAAAGAACAAATAGAGAGAACAAGACGTGCCGATTTGGCAGAAACAAAAGCCTCTATTTTTAACGACTTTTTATCTAAACTTAAATAACCTACGCAACTTTAATAATAAGCGTAGAGTTTAAGATGATAAAACATATAAATAATAATAACTAAAATTTAAATTTAAATTTTTACTAATAATCAAGGAGAGACCGAATGTCAGACTTAAAAAAAGACGTAGAGAATTTAGAAGAAGTGAATGCTGTTACAGCAAACGCTGCTCCTGCTGAACCTACTCATCTTAAAAATGACGCAGTAGATATGGGTGCTCCAGTTGTAAAACCAACTGACAAGGGTGCTGACGCTGCTTCTAAGGCGAAACAAAATACTTCGGATCCAGCTAAGAAAAGTGCTAACGATGGTTCATTAGCTAATGACCAAAAAGGTGCTTCTATGAAAGAAGAAGAAAAAGAAGTTGAAGGTGAAGAAATTGCTGAAACTACTGACTCTGAATTAGAAATAGACTTATCTGCTGACGTTAAAGCATTAGTTTCAAGTGACGCTGATTTATCTGAAGAATTCAAAGATAAAGCGGCTATGATTTTTGAAACTGCTGTTAAGACAAGAATCCAAGAACAGACTAAAATCCTTGAGGCAAGATATGAAGAAAAACTTTCAGTAGAAACTGAAACAGTAAAAGAAGCTATGGTCGAAAAAGTTGACTCATACCTAAACTATGTTGTTGAAGAATGGATGAAAGAAAATGAATTAGCAGTTGAAAGAGGAATAAGAACTGAGATTGCTGAAGACTTCATTACTGGTCTTAAAGACTTATTCAAAGAACATTATATTGATGTTCCTGAAGAAAAATACAACGTACTAGATGACTTAACTACTCAGAACAAAAAACTTGAAGAAAAGTTAAACAACGAAATTTCTAAAAACGTTGATCTAACTAAATCAGTTTCTGAATCTGCAAAATCTAAATCTATTGGTGAAGTATCAGAAGATTTAGCTGACACAGAAAAAGAAAAATTCGAGAAAATGGCTGAGAATGTTGAGTACGATAGTGCTGACAAGTTTAGAGAGAAGTTAGAAACTATTAAAGAATCTTACTTTCCTAAATCTAAGATTGATGAAGCGACATCTAAAGATGAAGTTGACTCAGTTGCGGCTAATGCTCCTAGTGATTTCTCTAGTGGCAAATCCGATGCTATGGCTGCATATACAGCTGCAATAACTAAAAACATTAAGTCTGTAAAGATTTAATTTAATTAAAATAAATAGGAGAGATAAAAATGTATCTTACTGAAAACTTACAAGACAAATGGCAGCCAGTATTGGAACATCCTGATTTACCAAAAATCGGTGATGCTTACAAGAGAGCTGTAACAACTGTCATTCTTGAAAACCAAGAAAAAGCAACTAGAGAAGACGCTAGTTTTATGGCAGAAGCTGCACCGGTTAACGCAACTGGTTCAAACGTAAACAACTGGGATCCGGTTTTAATTTCACTAGTTAGAAGAGCAATGCCTAATCTTATTGCTTATGACGTATGTGGAGTACAACCGATGACTGGACCAACTGGTCTTATCTTCGCTATGAAGTCAAGATTTGCTACACAGACTGGTACAGAGGCTTTATTTAATGAAGCTGATTCTGACTTTTCTTCAAGAGATGCTGCTGGCGGTTCAGGTTCTGCATCTGCACAAGCTGGTAATAACCCTGCTGTTCTTAACGATGCTTCAGCTGGTACTTACACAACTGGTGACGGTATGTCTACTGCTCAAGCAGAAACGCTTGGCGATGGTACTGATGAGTTTGCTGAAATGGCTTTCTCAATCGATAAAGTTACGGTTACTGCTAAATCAAGAGCTCTTAAAGCTGAATACACTATGGAACTTGCACAAGACTTAAAAGCAATCCACGGTTTAGACGCTGAAACAGAACTTGCTAACATCCTATCTTCTGAAATCCTTGCGGAAATCAACAGAGAAGTTGTTAGAACAATCTACACTACTGCAAAAGCTGGTGCTCAAGTTAATACTACTACTGCTGGTATATTTGACTTAGACACAGATTCAAATGGTAGATGGTCAGTTGAGAAATTCAAAGGACTATTATTCCAACTTGAAAGAGATGCTAATGCAATTGGTCAACTAACAAGAAGAGGAAAAGGTAATATAATTATCTGTTCAGCTGATGTTGCTTCGGCACTTCAAATGAGTGGTGTATTAGATTACGCTCCTGCTCTTAATACTAACTTAAACGTTGATGACACAGGAAATACTTTCGCTGGTGTATTAAATGGTAAATTTAAAGTTTACATTGATCCATATAGTGCAAACATTTCTGCTAAACAATTCTACGTTGTAGGTTACAAAGGTACTTCACCATACGACTCTGGGATTTTCTATTGTCCTTACGTGCCATTACAAATGGTAAGAGCAGTTGGTCAAGATAGTTTCCAACCAAAAATCGGTTTCAAAACTAGATATGGTATGGTTGCTAATCCTTTCGCAACTACTGACGGAGACGGCGCAATTGACTTAACGTCACCTGCTGCTGGAGATCAAAACGTTTATTACAGACGTGTTAAAGTTTCTAACATTATGTAGTATTGGTTGATACCGATTATGAAAAAGGGGGCTTCGGTCCCCTTTTTTTGGTCTAAAAAACCGTTATAAATAGTAGTATGACAACATCAAATGTAATCGACAGAACACCTAGTAAGTTAGACTATGCAAGTCCTATTCAATTTAGGTTTAAAATGACTAAACTACCTAACGTTGAATTCTTTGTACAGACAGCAAACATACCTGGAATTACTCTAGGATCAACAAGTTTTGAAACACCTTTAAAAGATATTGCAGGTGTTGGTGATAAGGTTACATATCAATCTTTAGATGTATCATTTCTAGTTGATGAAAATTTAAATAACTACAAAGAGATACACGACTGGATTACAGGTCTAGGATTTCCACAAGATCATAAACAATTTGCAGAAGTATTAGCAACTGGTTCTGATAGATTTTCTGGGTCAACAGCAAGTACGGCCGCAACAGGAACAAGTACACCACAAACTCTGTCAGAAGGTGGTTTATATTCAGACGCAACACTAACAGTTTTAAATAGTAAGAACATTGCAAAGACCGAGATAAGATTTCAAAATGTATTTCCTGTATCTTTAGGGGGTTTATCTTATGATATCAAGGCAAGTGATGTTGATTATCTTTCAGTATCGGCAAGTTTTAACTATATGTATTATGATATAGTTCAAATTTCTTCTTCATAGTATAAAAAAATAAGTCAACTGCTTTACAATTGATTAAAAAGGTGATATAATATATACATGACATTAGAAGAATTACAACAATCAGTAGATAGGGATTTTAAATTAGATGACACAGAATTAGATGCTGAGTCAATCAAGATACCTTTATTACATAACAAATACTTACAACACTTTAATAAGTTTTCTCTACTATTAAAGAAATCAGAATACGAACATAAGACTATGTTAAGAGATAAATGGGAATACTATACAGGTAAGGCAGACGCAGCTGTATATCTATTAAAACCTTTTGATATAAAAGTATTGAAATCAGATGTACATATCTACATGGATTCAGATCAAGATTTACAGAGAGCAGATCAAAAAGTTGCTTATCAAAATCAAATAGTTAAGTATCTTGAACAAGTATTAAGAAGTATTAATAATAGAACTTTCTTAATTAAAAACGCTATTGAATGGAAGAAGTTTACTAGTGGCGCCATTTAATGCTAGACATTACAAACTATATTAAACATTTCCCAAATGCATTAAATAAATCTACTGCTCAATTAGTTGTAGATCACTATTATAAAAACGCACCTTGGCGTAAATCTTCTTTTGCTACAAATACAGGATTATCTCCTGAGTCTTCTAAAAAAGTTTTAATGAACGAGTATTGGATTAAGAAAGGCGATATGTATTATAATGATTTGAAAAAATCATTTCGTCATATGGTAATTGAATATTGTAAAATACACTCAAAAATTATTCCAGAAAGATTTACAGATTTTAGATTAAATCATTATTCAGAAGGTGGATTTATGAAAAATCATATTGATAATATACATCACTCACATGGTCAAAAATTTGGCTATCCACATATAACAGCATTAATGTTTTTAAATGATAATTATGAAGGTGGTGAAATTGTATTGTGTGATGGCGATTACAAACCACAAAAAAAACAAGGTAGTGGTATTGTGTTTCCTTCTAACTTTATGTTCCCACATGAAGTAAAAAAAGTTACTAAAGGTCATAGATATTCTTTAATTACTTTGATTCTTTAGTCGTATATACACTATTATTTAACGTATAAATATAAGTATGACAATATGGAATACACATTTATATGATTATCAATCGGGACAATTCTAACCTCATCATCATAGAAAAGAAGAACGAAGTTTACATTACGGTGGACTGCGACTCTGGCGTACAGCGAGAGATATCTGAATTCTTTACTTTCTATGTACCAGGATATAAGTTCATGCCGGCATTTCGTAATCGAATGTGGGATGGTAAGATAAGATTATTCTCACAAAAGACAAAAGAGATATACTTTGGTCTGTATCCATACATCAAAGCATTCGCTGAAGAAAGAGGATATGCCATAGTTGCTGGTAAAGATGTAGAGATAGATAACAAGGTTGATAGAGATGTTGTCACAAAATTTTCTAATAGTTTAGGTCAAAAATTTGAAGCAAGAGATTATCAGATAGACGCAATATTTCATAGTTTAAAACGCAATAGAGCCCTCCTCGTAAGTCCTACGGCATCCGGTAAGTCATTCATCATATATTCTTTAATACGATACTACACTCATCTAATCAAGGATGAACCCAACAATCGGATACTATTAATCGTACCTACAACTTCATTAGTTGAACAGATGTACACAGATTTTGAATCATATGGTTGGAATGTAAAGAAGAATTGCCACAGATTATATAGTGGTTATTCAAATCAAACAGATAAGAAAGTACTCATATCTACATGGCAAAGTCTA